GCGCTGGGGAAACGAGGGTGGCTGCCGCCGCAGGGGTGCCGCCGATCATCGTTGGCCTGTCCGAGGGACTGCAGGCGGCCACGTACAGCAACTACGGCCAGGCGCGCCGGCGCTTCGCGGACGGCACGATCCACCCGCTGTGGCAGAACGCCGCCGGCAGCTTCGGCCGCCTGGTTCGGCCGCCGGGCGGGGGCACGTCCGGCGCGGTGCGGCTGTGGTACGACGCCCGGGACGTCCCCTTCCTTCGTGAGGACGCACGGGATGCAGCCGAGATCCAGGGCGTGCAGTCCCGGACGATCCGCACGCTGGTCGATGCCGGGTACACCCCGGAGTCCGTGATGGCTGCGGTGACGTCTTCGGACTGGTCGCTACTGGTCCATACCGGCCTGTTCTCCGTGCAGCTCCAAGCGCCAGGTACTTCGGCGCCTCCGTCCGATGCCCGCGTGCGGGCCCTGGCCGCCGCGCTTCAGGACGCAATCCGACCCATCGAGGGAGGGGCCTGAGATGCCCGCCATGCAGTCCGTCGCCCGCGACCTCCAGCGGTCGGCCCCGTTCCAACTCCTGCGAGCCGAGGGCGAGGAGGGCGGCGACGGCCGGACCCTGTCCGGGTACGCGGCCCTCTTCGGTGAGCCCACCGAGATCAATTCATGGGAAGGCGTTTTCACCGAGAAGATCCGCAAGGGCGCCTTCAAGAAGACGATCCGCGAGCAGACGCCCGTGATGCAGTTTGACCATGGGCGGCATCCGCTGATCGGATCGATCCCGATCGGCTCGATCGCAGACCTTCGCGAGGATGACCAGGGCCTCTACGTCAAGGGCCGCATCACCGACAACTGGCTGATGGAGCCGATTCGCGACGCGATCGCCGAGCAAACCGTGAACGGCATGAGCTTCCGGTTCGAAGTCGTCCGCGAGGAGTGGCGCGACGTCAACGGCAAGCTGGTTAAGCCCGAAGAGGTCTTTGACCTGCTGTGGATGCCGGGCGACCGCGGGCCGCTCCAGCGCGAGCTCATCGAGCTGAAGTGCAGGGAGTTGGGGCCCGTCGTCTTTCCCGCCTACGTGGGCACGAGCGTGTCTGTGCGGGCCCGGGACGTGGCGGCCGGCCTCGTCCACGACGACACTGTGACCCGCCAGATTCGCGCCTCGCTGGCGCGCGACGCTGCCTCCGCAGCACCCCAGGTGCCTGACGACCCGCAGCTTCGCCGCGAGGTCGCCGCCGCGCTGCTGTACCAGCAGCCAGACCATTCGACCCGCGAGGCCGCGCCGCTCCTCGAGGAGCACCCGGCCGCAACTCGTTCCACCGGCGCGCCGCTCACCGAAGAGCACCCGCCGAGTACGACCGACGCGCCGCTCGCCACAGGGCACCCGTCAGCCCCCAACCCCTATGCCACGCGCCTGCGCTCCCAGATCTCCGAGGTCACTGGCCTCATGGGCGCACGTCTGGCCGAGATCGAAAAGGACGAGAGCTGATGGAACTCAGCCACCAGCAGGCGGTGATCCGCCTCAAGGACATCAAGGAAGAGCTGGAGAGGCTCGGCCAGAAGGACGACCTCACCTCCGAGGACGAGCAGTCGTTCGACGAGCTGACCCGCGAGTTCGCCGAGGTCGACAACCATCGCCGTCAACTCGAGCGCACCGCCGCTCTGGAGCGGGTCCGCTCGGCGACGAAGGCCACCGAGCGGGGGCCGGCCGCCGTGAAGGTGGAGGGCGGCACGCCGCACTCCTCCCGCGACGGCTACGACCTCGACCCGATCCTTCACCCCGACAGTGTGGAGGACCACCGGTTCCGCAACCCGTGGGACCTGTCCGAGATCCGCACGTTCGGCCGCTCGAAGGAAGACATCGGCGCCGAGCTGCGCTCCCGGGCGCTGTCCGCGATCGAGAAGATGCGCGGCTGCAACGACAAGATCCGTTCCACCTCGACGGACATCCTGGAGCGCTGGGACGACGAGGACGCCACCATCGCCAAGCTGTGCCTGGCGACGTCCTCGCCGGAGTACCTGCGGGCCTGGTCGAAGATGGCGCGCGGCCACTCCCACCTGATCAGCCAGGACGAGCAGCGGGCCCTCGAGCGGGCCATGAGCCTGACCGACAACGCCGGTGGCTACCTGGTCCCCTTCCAGCTCGACCCGACGATCATCCTCACCAGCGACGGCTCCAAGTCGGACATCCGTATGGCCGCCCGCAAGGTCGTCGCGACCGGCGACGTCTGGAACGGCGTCAGCGCGGGCGCCGTCTCGTGGCGGTGGGCCGCGGAAGGCACCGAGGCCGGGGACAACGCCCCGACCTTCGGCCAGCCGACCGTCCCGGTCCACAAGGCCGACGGCTTCGTCCCGATCAGCATCGAGGCCCTCCAGGACGAGGCCAACGTCACCACCGAGGTCGGCCGCCTCCTCGCCGAGGGCAAGGACATCCTCGAGGCCGAGGCGTTCGCCGTCGGCACCGGCTCCGGCCAGCCGACCGGCCTCATCACCGCGCTCGCAGGAACCTCGTCCGAGGTCGCGCCGACGACACCGGAGACGTTCGCGTCTGCCGACATCTACAAGCTCGAAGAGTCGCTGCCCGCGCGGTACCGGCGCAACGGCTCGTGGATGGCGAACAAGGCCATCTACAACCTGGTGCGGCAGTTCGACACGAGCGGCGGTGCCGAGCTGTGGGAGCGCATCGGCAACGGCCAGCCCAACGAACTGCTCGGCTACCCGGCCCGCGAGTCCGAGGACATGGACGGCGCGTTCGACCCCGCGGCGACAGCCGACAACTACGTCCTCGTCTTCGGCGACCTCAGCAACTACGTGATCGCCGACAGGCTGGGGATGACCGTCGAGTTCATCCCGCACCTGGTGGGCACCAACAGGCGCCCGACGGGCCAGCGCGGTTGGTATGCTTACTACAGGGTGGGTGCGGACAGCGTGAACGATGCTGGTATGCGATTGTTGAACATCGCTACAACTGCATAGCCATCGCGTAGTATTGGAGCATGGCGACAGAGTTCTGTGCAGTTGAGGGATGCGACCGGCCCCGGAAGACAAAGGGGTACTGCAACACCCACTACAACCGGGTGTGGCGTACTGGTGATCCGGGACCGGCGCACCTTCTCGTTGGGGTCAACCGACCCCAACGGCCGCTTCAGCGAGCCGAATACTCCGACTACCTCGGCACGTGCCCGTGCGGCGAGACCTTTCGTCAGCGCACTGGCGGCAACCAGCGGCGGTACTGCTCCAAGGCCTGCCGAGGGCGCTTCGCTCCGCGGAGTCCGAAGCGTGAGGGCTACGTCCGACCGCAGCAGCCGCCATGCTCCTTGGACGGATGCGAGAAGCCGCAACAGGCGCGTGGCTGGTGCGCCATGCACCTGGAGCGTGTCAGGAAGTACGGCGTGCCGGGTGAAGCTGCGGCGCGGAGGGCGCGCGCTGGTGAAGGTGATTGGCGAGTCACTGCCGACGGCTATATGCGGCGAAGCCGCAACGGCCAACTGAAGTTGCAGCACCGCGTGGTGATGGAGATACATCTGGGCCGAGCTCTTTGGCCCGACGAGACGGTGCACCACAAGAACGGCGTCCGCGACGACAACCGGATCGAGAATCTGGAGCTTTGGACTAGTTCCCACCCCTCCGGGCAGCGCGTCGCCGACAAGGTGGCATGGGCCAACGAACTCCTCGCCCGGTACGCAGACCTGCCACCCGAAGCCGCATAGAAGACGAAGAGCTGCCGAAGGTCCCGACACACGTTGGGGCCTTCGTGCTGTCAGAAAGGAGACCCACTGTGGCGATCAAGCGCTGCAAGTCGTCGTTCGCGGCGTCGGTGCGGGGTGTGCCTCGCGTGATGAAGACCGGTGCGCTCGTCAACGACGACGACCCCATCCTCAAGGGGCGCGAGCATCTCTTCGAGGATGCCGAACTGCACGTGCAGGAACGGGCTTCCCGAGTGGAGCAGGCGACCGCCGAGCCGGGCCGCAGGCGGTCGCTGACCCGCCCGACGCGCAAGAGCGCTGCCCTGAAGGCCACTCCCAAGCCGAAGCCCGAGGGCAAGGATCTCGAAAAGCCGGAGGGCACGGGCCAGGAAACGACGCAGAAGGGGACCTCGTCATGAGGCAGAGCCTCTACAACACAGCCCTGGCGAAAGTGTCGATCGCGCCGGCTGCTGTCCGGGCGGCCACGGTCACCGGCACGGCAATTGACCGCATGACCGACCAGGGCGGCTTCCGGTCGGCGCTGGTCCTGGTGAACACCGGAGTCGTCACCGACGGCACGCACACCGTGGTCGTGCAGGACTCGCCGAACGGCTCCGACTGGACCGCGGTCGCCGACGAGTTCCTCCAGGGGGCCGAGCCTGCTATCACCTCGTCGAACGACGACCGGGTCTACGAGATCGGCTACACCGGGCACCAGCGGTACCTGCGGGTCGTCGTCAACGTCACAGGCTCCCCGGCCACCGGCGGGTTCTACGACGTGATGATCCTGCTCGGCTGGCCGCGGCGCATGCCGCCCTCGCGCGCCTGAGACGGAGGATGAGCCGTGCCGTTCGACCTCGGCGCGACCGCGCGCCTGACTGCCCAGTGCCGCGACCCGGGCGGCACCCCGGTCACGGCCGACACAGCCACGGTGACGGTCACGCTGCCGGACGGCACCGCGGCCACGCCGACGGCTGCGGAGACGGAGACGACCGGTACCTACCAGGCCGACTACGTCACCACCGCAGCCGGCCGCCACGCCGTCCGGTGGGTGTTCGCCGGTCCGGCACACGCCTTCACCGACGTGTTCGACGTCCGGGACGAGGCGCCCCCAGCGATTCTGTCGCTGGCCGACGCCAAGAAGCACCTGAACATCCCCCTCGACACGACACGGGATGACGACGAGGTCCGCTTCTGGAACTCGGCCACCACCCGCGCCGTGGAGTACTACACCGGACCGATCGTCCCCCGATCGTTTACGGAACAGCACTCCACACGGAACGCTGCGGTCCTCGTCCTGCTGCACACGCCCGTCGTGGAAGTAACGGCGGTCGAGGCCGTCCGGACGGGCGAGGTCGGCTACGACGTCGACGACCTGGCCGTGGACGGCGACACGGGAGAGGTCGTCCGCAAGGACGGCGGACGGCTGTCGGGCCGACTGCGCTGGACCTACACCGCAGGCCGCACGGTCATAGAAGAGAACATCACCGCGGGGACGCGGATCATCCTTGAGCACCTTTGGCGGACGCAGCGCGCGGGCCGTCGCGGCGGCCTGGCCGGCGGGGGCGACGACTACTCGGTTACGGAGCCGATCCCCGGCCTCGGCTACGCCATCCCGAACCGTGCCCTGAACCTGCTGGAACCGGACCGACTTCCCCCAGGAGTGGCGTAGATGGGCTCATGTGTACCCGAAGTGATCGGGGCGCTCGTTGCGCTCGGCGGGGTCGATGACGCGCTGGACGGTGTGGTCATTTCGGACGGTCCGGAGGTGACCGACACGGCCGCGCGGGAGTGGCTCGTCGTCGGCTTCGACGGGGACCCCGAGGGCGATTTCCAGGCTGCGCAGACCGTGGGCGGCTGGTCCGACCTGAGGACCGGCCGCGAGGAAACCTTCCAGGTGACGGTGGCGGCGATCGCGAGCCGTGGCGACACCGATGTCCCTGCGGCGCGCAGGCGCGCATACGAGATCGGCGCCGTAGTCGAGGGATGGCTGCGAGCGGACCCGAGTATCGGCCTGCCTTCGCTGGAGGCCGGAGTCGAAGGAACTCGGCTCACTCAGGACCAGACCGACCAGGGCGTCCAAGTGGTGCTGCTGCTCACTGTGGCCGGCCGCGCCTTCACATAAGGAGAGACGAGGACATGGCTGCACTGACGACGAGCGTGGCGGCACTGACCGGCACGGAAGTGACCTACACGGCGGCTGCCGGGGGCGGCGACACCTGCCAGACCGGAGCGGGTGTGTTGCTGCTGGTCAAGAACGGCGACGCGTCGTCCCACACCGTGACGCTGGCAACGCCTGGAACTGTGAACGGTCTCGCGATCGCCGACCGGGCGATCGTCGTCGGGGCGGGCGATGAGATGGCAATCCCCGTCACCAGCGACTACCGCAACCCGTCAACGGGCCGCGCGGCGATCACCTACGACGGCGTCACGTCCGTGACTGTCGCTGTGGTCCGGGTGCCGGTGTGAGCCAGGTGACGATGTCGCACCCCGATCTGCCGGACCGGGAGATCACGGTGCGCGAGGAATCGGTGCCGCACTACCAGGCGGCGGGCTGGCAGGTCGTTCAGGACCGGCCGCAGAAGACGAAGGCCGCGGCGAGGCGCCGTCGGCAGTCCCCGAAGGGAGATGAAAGCTGATGGCAACTCCGATCAACGCGTCGATCCGCTACTACCGGCGCGGTACGACGAAGGTCTTGTGGGTGCCGACGATCGCCAACAAAGCGGCGCCGTCCCGCGCGGAGCTCAACGCGGGCACGGCGCTGGAGGCCGAGACGGGCGCCATGGCGGGCTGGCAGACCACTTCCGGCACCGTGCCCACTCCGGCACTGGGCAGCCGGTTCACGCCGGTTGTCGGCGGCGAGATCACCGCCGCCGACTCGTCGCTGACGTTCTGGGCGTCGAAGGACGGCGACGACGTCCGCACCTTGCTGACGCGTGAGGCAACCGGGTTCATCGTGTGGATGGACGAGGGCGACGTCGAGGCGCAGACGATGGACGTCTACCCCGTGACCGTCACGTCGCAGGCCAAGATCCGTGAGCTCGACGCGGCCGCACAGATCATGGCTCAGTTCGCCATTACGAGCGAGCCGGCCGAGAACGTCGAGATTCCTGCGGCCTGACCATGGCGGGCTCGGTACAGATACTCGGCACAGGGCAGCTGGTGGAACTGTCCCGGCGCATGCGTGCGGCGGGCGGTCCGCGGCTTCGGCAGAACACCGCCCGCCGGATCCGACGGGCCGCCGAGCCGCTGCACAAGGATTTGCAGCGCGCCATCCGGACGGTGCAGCTGCCCGGCCCCGGCCGCAAGGTACGCGGCGGGCCGTCGCCGACGAGCAGGCCGTTGCGCGCGACGTTGGCCGGTGCTGTGCGGATCAGTGTCCGCCAGGGTGGAAGTCCGGGCGCGCGGGTGTGGATCGACCGCTCCCTGCTGCCGCCGGACCTGCGGAACATGCCGTGGGTCATCGAGGAGGGACGCGTCCGCCACCCGGTGTTCGGTAACCGGAAGCGCTGGGTGACCCAGTGGGCGCGTCCCACCGGCTGGTGGTCGAACACCGTGGGGGCCGGAACTCCGCGCATGCGGGCCGAGGTCGAGCGGGTCTTGGGCGACGTTCGCCGGGATCTGGAGTGAGAAGAGGAATACGTGATCATTTCGTGCAAGCAGGACGACGGCGGCGTGGAGCGGGTGTCGACGGACGAGCTGTCGGCGCTTGAGGCGGCTGCCATCGAGGAGGCCATGGGGGATGTGCCCTGGCGGGGAATCGAGGACCGGCTGCGGGCGCAGGACCCGACGGCGATGCGGGCCGTTCTGTGGGCGTTCCGCCGCCGCAAGGAACCCGAGCTGCAGTTCGCGGACTTCGACATCCCCGGGTGGCGGCGGCGCTTGACGGCGCGTATCGAGCGCGTCGAAATCGACGAGGTCCTGAACAACATCATGGCCGAGGCTCTCGCGAAGTCGGAGGACTCGGCGATCGACTCGGTGGTGCCGCACCTGCGCAAGCTCGCCGACAACCGCGACGACGTGGACGCCGCGCTCGACGCGCTGGGAAAAGGCCACTTGATTCCGGACCGGGAGGGCTCCGCGGGCTGATCGAGCAGTACGAGCCGCTGCTCATGCACTACCTGCACATTCAGCCGTCCGAGATCGACCGGCTGTCCGTCGACCGGTTCTTGCGGCTGGTCGCCTGGATCGACCGGCACATCGCTGCTGGGTGAGGGGGTGACCGGTGGCCGAGCGCATGACGTTCACCCTGACCGGCCGCGACGAGTTGTCCCGCGTCCTGAACGGCACTGCGGACAGCGCGGACCGGCTGCGGCTGCGCATGTCCGGCATCACCGCGGACGCCGACGGCCGACTGCGGGACATTCAGGGCCGATTCCTCACCGTGGACGAGGCGCAGCGCCGCCTGGCCGACACCACGGCCGGCACCCGCGCAGCATTCCGGAGTCTGTCCGATGAGACGGGGCGGCTCGGCGAGGCACTGAAGGCGAACCTCATCTCCCTCGCGCCAGCCGCGATCCCCGCGACTGCCGGCCTGGCCGGGTCAGCCGCGGCACTGGCCGGGCAGTTCGGCGCGGTCGCCTTGGCAGCGGGCGCCTACGCACTTGCCCTCGGTCCGCAGATCGCCAAAATCGGGGAGGCATCCGAGGCGCAGAAGAAGTACGAGGATGCCGTCGAGACGAGCGGCGCCACCTCCCAGGAGGCCGTCAAGGCACAGGTGGAGTACCAGCGGCAGCTGGCCAAGCTGCCGCCGGCCACGCGGGAAGCCGCGGTCGCGGTCGGCCTGCTGAAGGACAACTACCAGGAGTGGAGCGACGCTCTCGCTGGCGACGTCATGGCGCCGTTCACCAAGGGCATCGCCGTGGCCAACGCGCTCCTGCCCCAGACGACTGGCCTGGTGAAGGGGGCCAGCGCCCAGTTCGACCGGCTGATCACCCTGGTTGGCGGCGCCATCTCCACGCCCGGCTTCGACGCCCTGAACGACCGCGTCACCGACTTCGCGGAGCGGACCATGCGCCGCGGCGTCGACGAACTCACGATCTTCCTGGCCAAGCTGGACAGCGGCAAGCTCGACGACAGCGGCCTCCAGCAGTTCTTCAACTACGCCCGCGAGAACGGACCCATCGTCTGGGACACGCTGGAGAACGTCGGCGAGGCCCTGCTGAACGTGCTGGAGGCCGGCTCCGGCGTCGGCGTCGGCATGCTGCAGGTCATCAACGCCCTCTCTGGCGTAGTGTCCGCGGTGCCGCCCGAGGCGATCGCAACGTTCCTGCAGCTGGCCATCGCCATCAAGGCCGTGCGCCTGGCGGCAGTCGGCGCAGGCGCGGCCGGTGCGGCGATGGCTGCGCTCGGCTTGCAGGTCGGCGTCATGACTGCCGCGGCGGCTGGCGCGCCCAGCAGGCTGGCTGCGGTGACGGCGGCGATCGGCACGCTGTCGCGCAGGGCGAAGCTCGCCATGGCCGGCACGGGCATCGGGCTGCTCCTCATCGGGCTGAGCGAACTTTCGGCCCGTAGCCAGAAACCGAAGCCGGACGTCGACAAACTTGCCACCGCCATCACGGAGCTGGGCCGCTCAGGCAAGCTGGGCGGCGAGGCGGTGCGCGCCTACGGCAAGGACCTGGCGGGACTGGCGGACAGCCTGCAGAAGGTCGTCGACCCGGAGGGCCTCGACCAGGTTCAGCAGTCGATCGTCTCGTTCTTCGGGACAGACTCCACCCCGGTCAAGAACGCCAAGGAGGACATCGACGCCCTCGACAAGGCGCTCGCCACCCTTGTCTCCAATGGGCAGGCCGATCTCGCGGCGGCGGGCCTGGAGAAGGTCATCGCCTCGTTGAAGAAGCAGGGCTTCACATCGAAGGAAGTCCGCGACCAGCTCAACGACTACAAGGACGCGCTCGCTGGCCAGGCTCTGGAACAGCAGCTCGCCGCCGAGTCGATGGGCCTGTTCGGGCAGCAGGCGCAGCAGACCTCAGCGCATCTCGCCGAGCAGAAGCAGTCCGCCGACGGTTTGCGGCAAGCGATCCAGGCGCTCAATGACGTCAACCGTGCCGCGTTCGACGCGGAGACGAAGTTCGAAGCCGCCCTCGACGCAGCCACCGAGTCCATCAAAACCAACGGCGCGACCCTCGACGCCAGCACGGAGAAGGGCCGCGCAAACCGCTCGGCACTGTCCGCGCTTGGTGCAGCCACAGATGACTTGGCGGCGAAGAAACGAGAGGAAGGCGGCAGCTGGAGCCAGGTCAACAGGATCTACGACCGCGGCCGACAGAAGCTCATCGAGTCCGCCATGCAGATGGGCCTCACTCGCCAGCAGGCGCAGCGGCTCGCGAACCAGATCCTGAAGACGCCGGATAAGACGGCGCGTCTCAAAGGCGACATGGAAGACCTTCAGAAGAAGATCAACCGGGCGAAGTCGCAGATCAAGTCTGTGCCGCCGTCGAAGCTGTCGAAGATGAACGGCACGATCGCGGACCTGGAGCGGAAGGTTGCGGCGGCCAAGGCTCGCATCAAGTCCGTTCCGCCGTCCAAGCGCAGCGAGCTGCGGGCGACCATCGCCGACCTGGAGCGCAAGGTCCGGCAGGCCAGGGACGCGCTCGCGAGCGTCAGGAGCAAGACCGTCACCATCACTGCCGCATACCGGAACTTCAGGCAGGGGGAGCGAGACTTCACCAACAGGGCTTCAGGCGGTCGGGTCCGGGGCTATGCGGCGGGCGGCGATGTCCAGGCCTTCCCGGACGGCGGGTTGGTCCAGGGGCCCGGCACGGCGACGTCGGACAGCATCCTCGCCCTGTTCGGCTCCGGCGCCCGGGGCCGAGTCTCCAACACCGAGTACGTCGTCAACGCCGCCGCTGTGCGGGAGTACGGCGTGCCGTTCCTCGACGCGGTCAACTCGCGCCTGCTGAAAGTAGGGCGTGCCGCGGCCAAAGCAGGCCTGCCCGCGGCGCCCGTGCCGAGAGCGGCGACAAGCAGCGAGCGCCCGCCTGTGACGTACAACGTCTACCCGCGCCGATCGGTGATCAGCGTGGAGGACCTGCGGCTGCTGCAACGGCAGGAGGAGGCGCGGCAACGCGTGGGGAGGCCGAGATAGATGCCCCTGATCACAGCACCGGCCGTCGTCACCCCGGAGCCGGAGACTCCGCCGCCCGTCGATCTCCCGGAGATCGGCTACGCATCGGTCACCTACATCGACCCGACGGGCACCCGCTGGCCGATGACCGACCTGTCCGCACAGTGGTACACCCTCGCCGAGGGGGTGTCGGGGCTGGGCGCGGCACCGTACACGCTGACGTCGGATGCGCATCCGCGCGGCGGCGCCAGGTTGCGGCACGTGCAGCCGCAGCCGCGCACCATCGTGTGGCCGGTCCTCGTGAAGGGCGCCGATCACCTGGCGTTCACGGCGAACTGGCGGGCGCTGGGGCGGGCGTTCACCCGCCCCCTGCGGCGGGGGCCGGACGGGAGCCGTGTTCCGGGGACGCTGGAGGTGGCCCGCTCGGACGGCACCGTGCGCCGTATCGCCGTCTACTACAGCGACGGTTGGGACGGCCGCGGGCAGACGGCGACCGGCATTACGTGGGACAGCGCGGTGGTCACGCTGTGGTGTGAGGACCCGTACTGGGTCGACGCGGAAACGGTGACCGTGCACCGCGAGCAGGGGACGGGCGAAGACTTCCTTGAGCCCTACCCGTCCGTGTCCTCCAGCCAGGTGCTCGGGGAGACGGTGGTGAACAACCCGGGCGACGTCGTGGTGTGGCCGACCTGGACGATCACCGGGCCCGCATCGTTGGTGACGTTCACGCACGAAGGCACCGGTGAGTCCTTCGTCCTGGACCCGGGCGAGGTCGGGCACGGCAACCTTCTTTCCGGGGAGCAGGTCACCGTTCGTACCGACCCGGCCCAGGTGCGGTTCGAGAACGGCGACAACTGGGTGGGCGCCCTGAATTGGCCGGACGCTGTGCTGTGGGGTCTTGACCCGGGCGACAACCCGGTCACCTTCCAACTCGACGGAGCCGCCGGCGGAAGCGCCGTCGACCTGTCGTTCAACCCGCGCTACGAAACCGCGTAGAGGGGGTGGGCGTGTCGATCCAGCTCCTGATCACCGACCAGGCCCTGACCGTGCAGGGCGACCCGCTGGCCGACTGGACGAACCTGGATGCCACCGTGCGGTTCAACGAACCCGGGTCCGGTGTGGTGAACCTCGTCGCGCACCCCTATGTGATGGCGCAACTCCAGCCCAGCAACCGCATGTGCGTCATACGAGACGGGGACATCTGGATGGCGGGACCGATGGAGATGCCCCAAGACTTCTCGTGGGGCATTGGCGACGAGGGCGACGCCCCACCCGGCACCGTGACCGTCAACTTCTCCGACGACCTGGCCGTGCCCGCCGGATACCTCACATGGCCGGACCCCGCTGCGGCGTGGCCGGATCAGCCGGACACAGCCCGGCAGATCCTGACCACCAACGCCGAGGTCATCATTCGCACGCTCATCGATGAGAACTGCGGGCCCGGCGCGCTCACCGCGCGGGAGATCCCGAACTTCGCTCTCGCTGCACTCGCCGGGGTCGGCACAACGACCAGCGTCAACACCCGGTTCGAGGGGCTGTTGGCCACCTGCCGCCGGGTCGCGATCGACGGTGGCGGCCTTGGCTTCCGCACCCGCCAGACCGCTACGCAGATCGAGTTCGAGGTGTACGCACCCGTCGACCGGACCGCAACGGCCCGCTTCTCCGAGGGACTGGGCAACCTGCGGGCGGTCACCTACAAACAGAGCGCGCCGACCGTGACGCACGCCCTGGTCACCGGCTCTGACCAGGCCACCCCTCGCGCTTACGTCGAGGTCGCCGACACTGCGTCGGCCGCCTCCTGGTGGCGGGTCGAGCAGCTCGTCAACGGCAGCGCCGACAGCGACACCAACGGCGAACTCACCCAGGACGGCACCGAAGCCCTGGCCGGCGGATCGGCACCGGTGGAACTGGCTACGGTGACCGTCGACACCGAGGACCTCAAGGCCGGCCGCGACTACGGCCTCGGCGACCGCGTGACGGTCGCACTGCCGACCGGGGTGGAAGTGGCCGATCTGGTGCGTTCCATCCATCTGCAGGCCACTCCGAACAGCGGCGAGTACGTGACGTCGCTGGTGGGGTCGCCGGAGGCGACGTCGGATCCGCAGACGGTGCGGCTGGTACGTGAGCTGAGCCGCAGGCTCGGCCGACTGGAAGCGAGGTAGCAGTGGCGCAAGAGTCGTGGCCCTCCCCCGGCCACAACGACCGCAATGTCACGGACGCCGAGTACGAGCAGATGTCCGCGCCGTTCGTGGACAACGGCGTCATCGGTGACCCCACCCAGGAACCCGTCGTCACGGCGGGTGCCGGGCTGACCGTCAACGTCCGGGCCAACGTCGCCGGATCCCTGCGCGGCTTCTTCTGGGCATCCGGCGACGGCGACAGTCTGGCCATCGCTGCCAATTCGTCGGGCCAGACCCGCATGGACTGGGTGGTGCTGCGCCTGGACCGCTCGGACTGGACGGTACGCGCCGCAATCCGTCAGGGCACCCCGGGCGCCGGCATCCCCGCCCTCGTACAGGACCCGCCGGTGACCGGCGTATACGAGATCGCGCTGGCCCAGGTGACACTGCTCTCCGGGGCGGCCACCGTCACCGTCACCCGCAACGAGCTGTACCTCGGTCGGGGCATCCGGCCGCAACTGTCGGCCCGCCCCAACTCCCTTCCTGGGATTGGGGAGCTGCACTACCAGACCGACACCGGGCGCGTGGTCGGGTGGTCCGGCACAGCGTGGACCACCGTCTCCTCCCGCAGCGACAGCGTCTCCGCCGCATCACCCTTGCCCGCGTGGTCGTGGATCGTGGAGCCCGTGCTTGAACTCCGCAACGGCAGCGTGCATTTCAGGCTGGGCCAGTTCGAGCGCACGGGCGGCGCCCTTGGCGGGACCGTCGACAGCCGCCTGCCCGTGCTGATCCCGGCCGCCTACCGTCACCCCAACCGCAACGTCTACGCCACCTGCTACATCACCGGCGCGCGGATCGGCCGCATCACCATCTATCCCGCCAACCACGCCACGCCAGGCCAGGCATTCCTGACACAGAAACCAGACATCAGCACGGGCGATCACGTACAGCCCGGTGACGTCAGCTGGGCGGTGGACTGATGGCACGCTCGACATTTGGTGCCTCGCTGGCCGATTTCGTGGTGCAGCCGTCCGACGGGCTGTGGGCTGTGGCGGCGGGCGCCATCATCACGTTCTGGGACTCCGACGACGGCGGCTCCCAGTACACGGACTTGCTCGATGCCTCCAGCACCCCGGTCACGCAGGTGACCGCGGATGAGTTCGGGGCCATCCCCGAGTTCTCCGGGCCCGACGGCATCACGGGCATGTGGGCGGACGCCGGCGGCGCAAACCGTGCGTGGATCGAAGCGCGCAGCGTCACCAGCGGCGAGACGATCACCGCCTCGGTGCGGGACTGGCTGAACGTCAAGGACTTCGGCGCGCAAGGCGACGGTGCCGCCGACGACACCGCGGCGATCCAGGCCGCGCTCGCCGCCTGCCCGATGGGCGGCATCGTCTACCTGCCCGCCGGGGCGTACCGCACGTCGGCCCCACTGACGATCCCGCCAGCGGTCACGCTGCAGGGCACGCACACCAACCTCATGGCGGTGGTCGGGCTCGTCGACCCGCCCTGCTACATCAAGCCGCTCGCCAGCTTCGTCGGCGACGCGGTCATCAAGTTCCTCGACGCTGCGACGGGCGGCTACTCAACGATCAGTGCCGAACACCGGATCCTGAACGTCATGATCGACGGGTCGGACTACACCGACCCAGGCATGGACGGGATCCGGGCCGAGGGCAACGTGCAGAACGTGGGACTGCGCGACGTCACGATCCGCCGGGTGACCGGCGCGGGCATCAACACGACGGAGAACGCGGGGTTCTTCCCGTACAGCTGGCGCCTCCACCGTGTGATGGTCGACAACTGCGGATGGCACGGCATCAACGTCCAGGTGATGACCGACATCACCATGGTCGACTGCCAGGCCATCGGCAACGGGGCCAACGGATTCGAGATCAGCAACGCCGCCAACAGTCACATGATCGGCTGCCGTGCCGAGTGGAACGACAACAACGGAATCCACATCACCGGCGACTGGGCGACCGGCACTGGTTCCGGCGGCATGCTCCTCGGCGACTGCTCGACGGACCGCAACGGCTTCAACGGCGTCCTCATCGACGCCACCGGCAACGCGCCGATCCAGATCGAGAACCTCCACACCCGGCGTGACGGCCGCAACGGAGGCGCGGGCGGCGGGGGGTACGCCGGCCTCAAGTGCGATGCCGCCGGGGTGCCTGTCCTGGTCGGCATGGTCACCTGCTACCCGGGCGTCGACGACGACGGCACCCAGACCAACTCGCCGCAGTATGGCGTGCGGGTCGAGGACTCCACCTACGTGGCCATCGCCTCCGGGTTCCTGCACGCCGCCACCGACGCCTGGTCCGACGGCGGCGGCAACGGAGCCCTGCGCCGCGGCCCCTCCATCGGCGAACGCACCGGCACCACGGCCGCGCCCGTCGACGCGTTCAACGAGGCATGGTCACCCGCCGGGTACACCGTCCTCTCCTCTGGCCAGTCCGACGGCCAGTGGAACATCTGGGAGGGCCAGGCCAAGGCCCTGAACCTCGGCACGGCCGGCGGCGGCGTCGCCATCAAGGAGGGCGCCAACGCCCGCCAAGGCGTCTCCACTCTGGTGGGCGGCACGGTCGACGTCGCCAACACGTCTGTCACCGCGAACACCCGTGTCGACACATTCCGGCAGGAGGCGGGCGGCACGCTCGGCCACCTGTCGATCGCGAAGAACGCTGGCGTCGGATTCACCATCAACTCGTCTTCGGCGACGGAGACTTCGAACGTCGGATGGGTCCTGTTCGAGCCGTCGTAGGAGGCCGCTATGCCGAACCCCATCCTCTCCCTCAAGGTCCACGTCCCCCAATCCATCGAGCCAGGTGTGTGGACCGTCGTCCGTTTCCCCTACGACGGCGAGTCCTACGACCCGTTCGGCATGCACGAGCGCCTCGACCCGCTGGGCTACGAGGTGCGGGACTGGCAGCGCGACGACCGGTCCGGGCTGATCTGGCCGACCGTTGACGGGTGGGGCACCGTTCACGCGATGGTGCAGTGGGAGCCCGGCGACTACCGGGAACTGCGCGACCAGCTCATCCGCGACCCGCTCAACCTGTCGACTGGCCCTGACACGACAGCCACCGACCACCGGCCGCCGAGCCCCGGCATGCAGTGCTTCACCAAGACGTGGGGCCTGTTCGTCCACCCGAAAACACCGCTCGCGCTGCGCGTCGCCCATGACGACGACCAGCCGCGACTGGTCACACTCGCCGAGCTGAAGCTCGAAATCAGAGAAGGGGCCTGACGTGGCCACACCTCTATCCGCAGCCGCGTTCCTCTCCGCACTGAGAGCCGAGGGCGTGAAGGTCACAGAAGTCGGCACCTGGAGTACCCATAACCGGAACAGCAAGGGCAAGTGGGGTCCGGTACACGGCGTGATGATCCACCACACCGTCACCTCCGGGACCGCAGCTACCGTGAAGATCTGCCGCGACGGCCACGCCAGCCTGCCCGGCCCGCTGTGTCACGGCGTCATCGCCAAGGACGGCACCGTCCACCTCGTCGGCTACGGCCGCACCAACCATGCGGGCCTCGGCGACGACGACGTCCTGCAGGCCGTCATCGCCGAGAAGCCGCTGCCCGCCGACAACGAAGCGAACACCGACGGCAACGCCCGCTTCTACGGCTTCGAATGCGAAAACCTCGGCGACGGCAAGGACCCCTGGCCCGCCGCCCAGGTCGAGGCTGCCGTCCGCGCGTCGGCCGCGATCTGCCGCGCCCACCGATGGGGCAAGGACGGCAACACCTCCGTGATCGGCCACAGCGAGTGGCAGCCCGGCAAGGTCGACCCGCGCGGCCCCGGTGTCTCCATGCCCGACATCCGCGCCCGCGTCGCCGAGCGACTCAAGCACCCCGCCAGCTGGTCGCCGCCGAGCAACACCCCGCCGCCGGCCCCGAAGCCGCCTACGACCGAGGAGCGACTGACCTCCCTGGAGAAGCGCGTCACCGCGCTCGAGAAAAGCGGCGGCTGACGTGATCCTGAATCTGACGCCGCACCCGATCCGCTTCTACGCCAACGAACGGGAGGACGGCATCGACGACCTCGAACCGCACCTGCGCGAGGTCATACCGCCCGAGGCGACTCCCGCACGGCTGGCCACGTTCGAAGTCAGTAGCGGCATGTGGCCCGTACTGGTCGAGTTCGGGCACGCCCAGAACCTCCCGCCCAAGCGGGACGGCGTGCAGTACATCGTGTCCCTCGTCGTCGCCCTCGCGCTCGCCGACCGGCGCTCCGATCTGCTCGTCCCCTACCGCGAGGTGCGTAACGCCTCCGGGACCGTCATCGGCTGCCGCTCCCTCGCGCAGCCCGTCTGAAACGAGAACCCCATGAAGCTGTTCGGTCGTGAGCCCGCGCTCATCATCGCCGCGATATCGGCTGGCCTGTCGCTGCTGGTCACCTTCAACTTCGGCCTGGACGCTGCGCAGGCGGGCGCGATCGTCGCCGTCATCTCCGCGGTGTTCGCCGCGGCCACCGCAGCGATTACCCGGCCGATCGCACCCTCGGCGTTCACCGGCCTCGTCGCCGCGGTCATCGCACTCCTCGCCGCCTACGGGCTGGAAGCGTCCACGGAGACCGTCGGCGCACTAAACGCCGTCGTACTCGCCGTGCTCGGCCTACTCACCCGCGGCCAGGTATCCCCGGCGGCCACGCCCATCAAGGGCGTCTGACCCTGCCCCATGAGCGCGTCGGGGAGGTGGTGGCAGCGTGGACGCGGCCATGGTGACGGCGATCGCAGCACTGATCGGCGGTCCCGTGGCCGCGGCGGGCGTCATGTACGGCAGCCGCGGCGCGAACCGGGCAGCTCGGGAGGGCAACGCGGTGACCGGGTTCAACAGCCTGACGGACCAGCTTCAGGAAGAGCGGGCCGAGCTGCGCAAGGAGCTCGCCACCGTGCGGCAGGAGTTGGCGGCGGAGAGGCTGGAGACGGCCCGGCTGCGGTTGCAGGTGCAGCAGCTCGGGGGTGCGCCATGACGCAGACCCAGGTGGTGTTGTACCGGAACCGGCGGCTGTTGCTGCTCGTCGCGGTTCTGCTGACGTTGGGTGGCGGGGTGGCGTTGTCGCTGCTGCTGATTCACCGGGAGGCCGACGCTCGGCAGGAGGTGGCCCGCGAGGCGCAGGAGGTGGCCCGCGAGGCTGATTTGCGGGGCGAGGCCGTGAGCACGCTGGCTGGTGATGTGCGGGCGCTGAGGCAGCAGGTCAAGGCGGAAGGTGCGACGCCGGTGGCTCCGGATCCGACGCGGGCGGTGGAGGATTTGCCGGCGCGGGCGGAGGTTCCGGTGCCGAT